AAATAAAAGGATCAGTTACTGAAAGGTTTGCGGTTTCTACGGTTGTACCACCACCACCAAAGGCTATTGTTCCTTGTATGTTAACGTTTCCTGCAATGTTTAAGTTTCCTTGGATACCAACTCCACCAACAACAGTAAGTGCTCCAGTTGATGGACTTGTTGAAGGAGTTGGTATTTCTATATGAACATTAACATCTGGGAATATTGTCATTTGGGTGTTGTCCGAGGACAATCCACCAGCAGCAAATACTATATGGTTATGGGTTCCATTTGCTCCAGTTGCAAAAACTAAATTACCACTACCTGTTGTATTGGCTTTGGCTTCATAGAATATGTAGCCATCATGGGCTCCAGTAATAGTGAATGCTGGGTCGGAGAAGTTACTAGATGTTACTCCCATATCTATCCAACCGCTTGCATCTGTACCAGTGTCGCAATAAGCTATGATGTCAGTAGAAGAATCTGGGCTTGTGCCGGTATTTCTAAAAGCTATCTGAGAATAATCAGTATGATTGGCTTGAACTACTAAAGTTGGATTAGTAAGAGTCCCAGCAAATGTGGCTGCATTTGATCCCAAGAATATATCGCCTGCAGCGCTAATATTATTAAAGCTAACATTTGCGTTTGTTCCAACTTCTTGTCCAATAGAAAGAGTATGAGTTGTGCCTTCTCCTGAAGTAGAGGCTGTTGATGTAACTCCAGTGCCACCAGTGATTGTTGCTACATAATCGCCTGTTGTATCGGTACCCAAGCTAACCGAGTTTGCAGCTATAGTTGCAGTCAGTGTTGCGCTACCAAGATCAGTTAAGGTGACCGAACCAGTTAAATCTCCACCAAGGGTAATAACTGGTGAAACTGTAGAGTTGACCCAAGCAGTGCCATTCCATTTTACGAATTGATCACTTGCTACGCTTGTTGTAGTCACATCGCTAAGTTGGTTAAATGTCATCATACCGTCTACTGGTATATTAACCCATTTGTCTGAAGCTGAATCCCATCTCAAGTGATCATTATTGGCAAGACTTGTTATATTAAAACTTACTATATCTGATATGCCTATTCTTGCGTTTCTAAATACACTGCTGCCAGCATCATAAATGATAACTTCTTTATTAGCAACTGAAGTAACGGAAACGTCAGACAGTCCATCTAAGCCTAAGCTCAATGGAGCGTTTACCCATTTTGAACTAGCACTGCTATAAGAAAGAACAGAACCATCTTGAACGCTTGTAATTAATACGTTTGAAAGATCTGATAGAGTTAATGCCCCAGCGCTAGCAACGTTATCTTGTGATGGAATAAACTTAGTACCATCATATTTTAGAACTTGACCAACAGTTGCCCCTGTTGTATCGACTTCTATCCCGTCAACTAAAAGAGTAGGTATAGTTACGGTACCAGTAAATGTTGGACTGCCTTTTGGCGCTTTTGTGTTAACTTCAGTAATTAAACTAGTTACCGTTGATCCACCGCTGGTGAGTAAATCTTCTAGCTCTTTGAGTGTATCAAAAGCAGTTCCTGCTCCGCCCAAAAGCTCAGTTAATTCAGCCTGCACAAAAGCCGTAGTTGCTATTTGCGTAGTATTAGTATTTGCGGCTGCAGTAGGTGCAGTTGGTACACCCGTTAGCGCTGGACTTGCTAATGTAGCAAAACCAGAAATAGATGCTCCAGCAGGAATAGTTACAGTACCAGTGAATGTTGGAGAAGCTATATTGGATTTAAGGTCAAGAGCTGTTTGTTGAGCTGTAGAAACTGGCTTGGCTGCATCCGTTGTATTGTCAACGTCGCCTAGGCCAACCATAGATTTTGTAATGCCAGCAACTGTTCCAGTGAAGGTTGGGTTAGCTAGTGTCGCATAACCAGAGATAACTGCTCCAGCAGGGATAGTCACGGTTCCAGTAAATGTTGGAGATGCTATATTAGATTTAAGGTTAAGAGCAGTTTGTTGTGCTGTAGAAACTGGCTTCCCAGCATCTGATGTATTGTCGACGTCTCCTAGACCAACCATAGCTTTTGTCACACCTGCAACTGTTCCAGTAAAGGTTGGGTTCGCCAGTGTTGCATAGCCAGAGATAACTGCTCCAGCAGGAATCGTAACTGTTCCGGTAAATGTTGGAGAAGCTATGTTAGCTTTATTGGCGACTGCTGCTGCTTGGAGTGTAGCCGACAAAGTTACGTTAGAAGTTCCATCTAATGAAACGCTACCTGATAAATCTCCAGCTAATGTTATAGTCCTTGCAGTAGCCCATGCAGCAGAGGTTCCTGTAATGTTTGCAGTTGTTAATAAGAAGTTATGATAAGTTGTTCCATCATTGGTGAAAGTCCATCTATCGTTACTTTCATCCCAAATAATAGAAACATTAGCGGAAGTTCCGCGTTCGACTTCAATGCCTGCATTCAATGTAGGACTTGTTGTAACTCCAGAATTCAATAGAATTATATTGTCTTCTATGACTGTAGTTTCTGTATTTAATGTAACTGTTGTGCCATTGACCGTCAAGTTGCCGGCAATAACCATACTTCCAGAAACTGTAATACTATCATCTGTGGATATAGCAGTGTTGCTCACATGCTGCCAAGACAGTGATGATTGTACTAATGTGCCTACTGCGTTTTTATAATATAAAACTCCAGTGCTTGGATCAATGGCAAATTGGCCTTGCGTTATTGAAGGTGTAGTCATTTAGTCCTCTTTCAAGATTTATTTAGAATGTTCCACCGTCGATAGTAACATTATCAATAGTGATATTGGAAACAGCGCCTCCAGTTATAGTCACATTGTTTGCATTTTGCACTGCTATTGTGCCAAGGCCTAATGTTGTACGGCTTGTTGCTGCGTCTGCATCATCTATCAAGCTTCTTCCAAATGTAGTAAGCGTAGCCAATGAAGCGGTGCCAGAACCAGTAAAGTAAGGAAGCTTATCTGCAGCTGACGTAAGACCAGCTAATGCTGCCAACTCTGCGTCGTAAGCCTGAACATCTGTTCCTATAGCTAATCCAAGAGCCGTGCGTGCATCTGAAGCAGTTGTTGAACCAGTTCCACCGTTAGCTATTGCTATTGTAGAACCATTCCATACTCCTGTAACGATTGTTCCAACGCTTGTAAGCGAAGAAGATACCACGGAACTTCCCAAGCCTGTTGCCGAAAGAACGGTTACTCCATTAACTTGGAATACTTTTCCTGTAGCTATATTTAAATTTTCAGAAGAAGTCCAGGCGTCAGTTGCATCTACCCAATTAAAAGTCTTGTCTGTACTTCCTTTTACTGTGATTCCTGCACCATCTGCAGTAACGTCACTTGGCGAAGCGGTGCTTGCCAGTTCAATATTTTTATCATCTACAGTAAGAGTTGTTGAATTTATTGATGTTAATGATCCATCTACTGTTAGGTTTCCAGATACTGTAAGATTTCCACCAACTGATGTATCTCCGGTTGTAGTAACAGTAGCAAAAGTTACGCCACTAGTTGTTGCTACAGTTTGACCTATTGATATTGTTACTGCGTTGTTTGATACAGATGTAGCTACACCAGTACCGCCAGTAAATGTCAAAGTATCACTTAAAAGATCTACTGTATCAGTTCCAGTTCCACCTGCTATAGAAAGAACAGTTGCAACATTTGCTTCAGACGCAGCGGTTAAACGACCTTGTGCGTCTACTGTAAATGTAGGTATCTTTGTTGTTGACCCATATGATCCTGCTGTTACTGTAGTGTTATCTAAATTAAGAGTTACCGTATCTGTAATAGAAGCAACGCTTGTTAAACCTACTCCACCAGATATAGTAAGAGTGTTGCTTGTGTTAATTGTTTGGCTAGATCCACTATCTGCAGCAACAGTAAACGACGCATTTATAATTGAGTTGCTAATTAAATTATCTACATATGTTTTAGTAGTTGCGTGTGTATTTGCGCTTGGAGTTGGGACTATTACAGCTCCAGAAAAAGTTTTATCTCCAGTTATTGTTTGCGAAGTTCCAAGTGTGGCATAAGAACCGTATCCTCCAATAGCAATTACGTTAGTTGCTGTACCACCGGCACCGCTAGTCCCTTTACCGTAATAAAGAGTATTGTCGGCTTCATTAAAAGCTAACTCTGCATTTTCCAGACTATCCGGCGCACCTGCGGCACCAGATCCCGATCTTCTTCTAATTCTTAGAATGTTAGCCATTTAAAAATTTCCTCCATCGACTAGATTGCTTTCTGCATAATTGATCCACTGCGAGCCGTTATAGCGCAAAACTTGACCACTAGCAACTGAGCTTATAGTAACATCGGTGAGACCATTTAGTACCGATTGTTCGGCGATTTGTCTTTCTGCTTCGAAAATCCTTGCGCCAACTGTAGAAAAAGTACTACTAGGATTAACTCCTAGTTCTGCTTCTATTGCTTCTACTGCATCGTTTAGATTAGAATGCTGAGTATGATGAGGTACGGTGACAGAGTTCAACATATCAGTAGAGCTTGGGTTCGTGAAATTGTCTAAAGATGCTGGGTATTGTATCGGCACGTATATCTCCTATAAAGACATTATTTTAGTTAAAGTGTTGCTCCAATTTATAGTAATTGGTACTTGTTCATTAGTGAGTGTATATGGCAGACCAATTCCTGTATCTATGTAAAAAACTAATCTAGAGGATGAATCTGTTGAGCCTACTTGGTACAAAACCACAGCTTCAAATGGACCACTAGAATAAGAATCTACGGTGATATCTGCAGCATCTATTACCCCAAGCGTGTTTGTTATATTAGAAATATTACCAGTCCTATAGGCTATAGCACTGACATTAATATTAGAAACGAACTCATCAGAATTTTGAGAAGGAGTATATAAAGAGCTTTTAATAAAAAGAAGTTTATAATTATTTGCTGAAAAGTTAATTTGCCCATTAAACAAAGCCTGTTTAGCTTTTCCATAAATAAAATTAGCCATTTAAACGCCAATTTCTTTAGATATTATAATTCTATATTTATATCCAGTTTCGAAGTATTCTTTACCAGAAACAAAGAAAGAAGGCGTAACATCTTGAGATGGAAAGTCTAAGTATACTTCAGGCTTCCAAGAATGCATAAGTACTTGTGTCGATACATTCTCCCACCTTGATGGTTGTCTTTGCACTTTTTTCTTTTGTACCTTAAAATAAGTATTGTTTAGAAAGTTTGAAGCTGGTCTCTCGCTAAAAACTATTTTTATTCTTCCATCAGAATAATCATTATCTAAATAAAAATCTCCATTAACTGGATCAGTGGATTTTATATAAAAATTAGGATTCTTTGCTATTATCTGATATGAACTAAATGCATCAACTCTAATTGATTTATCTTCAATTAAAGTCTCTACTAACGTTGGTTCATTAACGCTATTGAATGTATTTGTTCCATTCGAGTTCGGAGTAGCGCCACCAACAAGTGTAGTAAACACTATTTGTTCTTCTGCTATTGGTTCATTTGCTGCATCAAAGAAATTAATTAATCTGATACTGTATTCAGTGCCAGGCTCTAATTGCACATTCCAAAGAAGCTTTAATGTTCTAGAAATTGAGTTAAAATCTGCTAATGTATCAATAGTTTTAAACGGTGCATTTAAAACAGTTGGTGTTGCAGAAGTTGTTTGAACAATAATATTTTCTTTTTTAATAGAAGATATCTTTATAGTTCTTCCAAATTTAATAGAAACAGTACCAAGACCAACAGCGGCGTTTTGTATCAAATTTAAAGCCACTTTATTCTCCCGTCTTCAGGCATGTTCTTATAGTAACAGTATCATAATAAAAAAAGTAGTACAAAAAAGAAGGGAGTGGCTTGACGCCACTCCCAACTCTTCCACAGTGTTGCCACTGTATATTACGGATAGTTTTTTCGTAACTACAACGATATCTATCCTAAGGTTTTTATTATGCCATCTCGTTTGTGACTTGTACTTCGTAGTTACGGGCAAGTCTAACGTTCTTAGCAACAGTGATACCCTCACCGTCACCAAGCATTACGATGTCATAACGCTCTTTCATCTTCATTTGACGGATGTCGCGTGAAGGATCATCGAACTGATCGGTGCTCATGTCGTCTTTTACAAGAAGTGTTCCAACTTCATTACGGTCGATCAAGAAGAGGTCAGACATTGCTGGCGTTCCACCTGATTTTGCGGTGAAGCTAACGAAAGGAGAAACGATAACATTCAGACCCATAGGAGCGGTGTTGTTAAGAGCACCTGCTGCTGAATCTGGACGGTATCCCCAACTCGTGTTAACTGCAGCTGCCGAACCACCGGTGTGGAAGATAGCGTCCTTAAGGAACACTGACCACATAAGTGGGTGCAAGATGAAGTCTGTTGGAACATGATTTTCGGCCATAAGAACAGCTGCCATGTCGATAATATCATCCCATGTAATGGTCTTGTTGGCTGCGCCATCAATTCCACGACCGGTTGTATCGGCATATGAAGCATGCTCATTGTCAAAAACAATGCTTGCTGCATCCTTGAATCTGCTCAACGCAATTTGCTCTTTCAAACGAGCCATTGCGCGACCAGCTGCACGGACATGCAGGCCAACGATATCCCAAAGTGAATCTGAGATGACTTCCTCTGTGAAAGCCAACTTGACACCCTTCTTGGATACTTTACCTTCTACTTGCTTCGCAAAAGCGAGAGCTTGTTCTGGATATTCTTGTCCTTCTGGGATCTCTGCTGCCTGGATTGCGTTAACTGCTGGGAACTCCAAGGAGCGTCCCTTACCTAGGCGTACAGTCGAAAGCAATGGCGTTACCAACAATTGTGGCTCTGCTGCTTCTTTCAATGTACGTGAGATAACCTTAGGAAAGAGGGCTGCTGCATCTGGTGATGCAAAAGCTTCTCTAATAGTTACTCTATTATCTCTATCGAGATAACCGTCCTCAGTTAATGCTGTTTCCCAAGCTGGGAGACCCGAGAGGAGCTCTTGGATTGATTTACTCATCTTAGGATTATTCCTCCTGTTAGTGTTTTCTTTTGTTTATTATTACAGTGTAAGATTGACACGGAATGCGCCAAGTACATTTGTTACATCCAGGTTTGAGCGGATGCCCAGTTTGCCCTGATAGGTGCCTGCCTTAGTGACCTCAAATACGGTCTTAAGAGCACCAGGATCCGATGGCAATTGCATGTAGGAAAGCAGACCATCATCAAAGTTGGTTGCAAACTTTTCTACTTCAATAACCTTACCCACCTGGAGGTAAGGATTTGTACCGCACAGTGCCGTGGTTAACGTTACTGGGCGACCCATGTGGTCAGCTCTAATCAAAGAACCTACTTCCACATTTGAGTTGATTCCACCGATAATTGGATACTCTACATAGCCGTGGGTAATGAAACCTGCGCCCTGTGAAGTGCCCTTATCAAATGGTCTGTAGAGATCGTACTGAGCAACACCGACTGGTGTTGACAGTGTCGCTACAGTGACTGCTGTATCTACTGAACCACTGCTATATGCAGGCGTTGCAGCGTTTGTTGGATCCCAGCTTGCAATGGTATCGCCCCATGTTTGGTCAGCGGCACTACCGTTAGCTGGTACGAATCTTGCATCACCATTTGCATCAGCGACAACCGAAAGAATAGTTCCCTTAGGAATTACGATTTCAAAGCGATCATCTTCTGAGTCAAGGTACCACGTTGGCAAAGCAACGTGTGGAAGGATGTAGGCTGCTGGTGCAATACCCTCAGAAACTACGAATCTTCCTGATCCGGTTTTAGCATATACTTTACGAAATTTAGCTAATGACATTTTTATTCTCCTTGTTTAATTAAAGTTTACGACGGCCCATAAAGGCATCAACGAAAAGTTGTTCTGCAAGATCGACTTCTGGGATTTCTACTTTTGCTGTCTCTTTTTCAAGAGAGAGAACATTAGCTTCTTCCTTCGAGCCTTCTGCTTCACTTGTAATCTCTGGTACTTGATTGCTAGAAATTTTCTTAGCTGGCATTTTTGCAATATCTCTTAAAGAGTCAGCGAGCGATGCTGCTGTTCTTTGTGAATGATCTTTTATCAGTTCATCTCTATTTTCAATTGCTTCAACGCCGGCTGCAATCTTTGCATCGACTACTCTTTCCGACAATACCCTATGAAGTGCCGACTTAAGGTTTTTGTTTTCTTCTTCAAGAAGAGCTACCTTTGCTAAAAGATCATCATTTTGCTCAACGGCATCGACTGTTGTTTCGTCTTTGAGCTCTTGATCTTCTATTGGTTGAACTTCTTCTTCCTGAGTTACATCAGGATTTTCTGTTGATTCTTCAGCTTTTTCGGACTTAGCTTCTTCTTGCACATCCGACTTATCTGCGTCTTCAACTGAAATCTCTTTAGACTCTTCTGCATCAGCTACAACCTCTGGGGTTGCAACAGTGTCTTCTGAATCAGCTTCTACTACTTCTTGCTCAACAGCAGCTTCTTCCTTGTTTAAGGCGTCAGCGGCTATCGACGACAAATCATCGCTGAGCTCATTAGCTACGGCCAAGATGTCTTCTTCTTCTTTAAGAACGGTCATTTCAGAATTCTCCTCATTGTTCTTTGAGTCCTGCCTAGATGATAGTAATGCACTATCATTAATAATGTAATTATCGCTCTCTTGAACAGACATAGCTGACAAGAAAGCGCCCTTCAACTGAAGGTACACAGGTCTCGATTCTTTCTTTTTCATGCCAGTAAAAAGCGACTTGCTTTCACTGACCGAATACACTTCTTCCTCATCCATACTTAGGATAAAGGCAGAACTTCTAGCTACCCAGTCTGAGTCGTTAACTTTAACATCACCACTAGATGGGGCCTTACTTCTAACGCTAGATCTTTGGTCTGCTGGCTGATTGACAAAAGAGTATTCTTTAAACGACAGCTCTTGCATTTCTATGTAGGCAACTTTACCCTTATAGACTTGACCTCTTTTATACTTAGACATCTTTGGTCTTCCGCTTGCGTCTTCTTTAGCAAGGTCTTCACCGCTAATGCTGCAAATAGCTTTTCCGGCTCTTCCGCCTACTGAGCCAGTTAGATACCTTTTGTCCATGACTTTCTGAGCAGCTAC